TCAACAATTACAATACAAGATGATAGTTCAACACAGGACGCAGTTGCGTTAGGTGAGACTTTAATATTTGAAGGTGGGTCAGGTGTTACAACAACTGTGACAGATAATAAAGTATCAATCGCAACAGATGGCTCTATTGTTACGGAAACATCTACTGATACTTTAACAAATAAAACTTTAACAAGTGCTGTATTAAATGGTACTATTTCAGGTACGTCTATTAAAGATGAAGACAATATGGCCTCTGATTCATCAGATCATTTGGCAACTCAACAATCTATTAAGGCGTATGTAGATGCTCAAATAACTGCTGAAGATTTAGACTTTCAAGCAGATTCAGGTGGTGCATTGTCAATTGATTTAGATAGTGAAACAATGACATTTACTGGTGGCACTGGTATTGATACAAGCGGCTCTGGTAATACTGTAACTTTCGCTATTGATAGTACAGTTGCTACATTAGCAGGCACACAAACATTTACAAATAAAACATTAACTAGTCCAAAAATCAATGAAGATGTGGCAGTCACAGCAACAGCCACTGAATTGAATTTTGTTGATGGAGTAACTAGTGCCATTCAAACACAATTAGATAATAAGGCGGCAAAATCGTTTGCTATCGCTCAAGCAGTCGCACTAGGATAGGATATAAATAGTATTATGGCAACACCAAGTAGTAGAGAAACATTAAAACAATACGCTTTGAGAGCGTTAGGGAAACCTGTAATTGATATAAACGTTGATGATGACCAACTAGAAGATAGATTAGACGAGGCATATCAATATTACGCACAATATCATTATGATGGTATTAGAAGAACATATTTAAAATACGAATATACACAAGCAGATTATAATAGAATGACTGTTGATGGTTCTGATGAATCAATAACTAAAAACTCTGTAACTACAACTTGGAAAGAAGGTCAAAACTTTTTAGTTGTTCCAGAAAGTATTGTATCTGTAATTAATTTATTTCCATTTTCTAATAAAGGTAATTTAAATTTATTTGATGTAAGATACCAGCTAAGATTAAATGATCTTTATGATTTTTCTTCAACATCTATTATAAATTATGATAACGTATTAAGACATTTAGATTTTTTAGATCACATACTTGTAGGTGAAAAACCATTAAGATTTAATCAACATGATAATAGGTTATATGTTGATATGGATTGGAAAAATGATTTACAAATCGGTGAGTATTTAATTATTGAGTGTTATAGAAAATTAGACCCAACAACTTTTACAGATGTAAATGATGATATATTTTTAAAAAGATATGTCACGGCTTTATTTAAAAAACAATGGGGAGCTAACTTATCAAAATTCAATGGTGTCGCAATGTTGGGTGGTGTCACTTTAAATGGTCAACAAATTTATTCAGAAGCATTGTCAGATATAGAAAAACTAGAAACAGAGTTAAGAACAACTTACGAATTAAACCCAGCACTAATGATAGGATAATGCCATGCCAGTTAATCACTATTTCCAAGATGGTAAGGGCATAGGAAACCAATCTGAGAAAAGACTTTACGAAGATTTAATTATAGAAGGTCTAAAAATATATGGCCAAGATGTTTATTATTTACCACGAACACTAGTCAATAGAGATTTAATTTTAGGCGAAGATATGTTGTCTAAATTTTCATCTGCGCTTTTACTTGAAGCGTATATGGAGACTACTGAAGGTTTTGCTGGTGAACAAGAGATAGTTAATAAGTTTGGTTTAGAGATTAGAGAAGATACAACCTTTATGATCTCTAAAAGAAGATTTGACCAAGCAGTTGACGATAAGGCAACACTTGTAGCAGAGGGTAGACCAAACGAAGGTGATATAATTTATCTACCTTTGATGAATAGTTTTTTTGAGATACAATTTGTACAAGACCAAGAGCCATTCTTTCAATTAGGTCAACTACCAGTTTACAAACTAGTATGTACTAGATGGGAGTATAGTTCAGAAGAATTAAATACAGGTGTAGGTACAATTGATAGTGCTGAAGATCAATATAGTTTAGATATGTTGGCTCATCAATTTACTTTAGAGAATGAAGTTGGATCGTTACAATTAGAAAACGATAGTGCAAGTGGTGATAAAAATTATCTATTACTTGAAACTTATAACTTACAAACTCAATCAACTTATGCTCAAAATAATGATTTAGATGCACAAGCTGGTTTTGATACTTCATCTACAACAGATGACATATTAGATTTTACAGAACGTAATCCATTTGGAGAGGTTGACTTTTAATGTTTGGAAATTATTTTTATAATGAGAGTATGAGAAGAATGACCATTGGTTTTGGTCAAATTTTTAATAACATACAAATCAAAAGACGAGATAGTAATGGTAATATTACTCAATCAATTGCTGTACCTTTAGCTTACGCACCCAAAGAAAAGTTTTTAGCTAGACTAGATGCACAACCTAATTTAAATGAAAGAGAATTTGCTATAACTTTGCCTCGTATGAGTTTTGAGATTTCAGGTATATCATATGATGCTAGTAGAAAACTAACTAGAGTACAAAAATTTAAACACGTTAAGACTGGCGCAGAAGGTAAAATATTAAATTATAATTATGTGCCTGTACCTTATAATATATCTTACAACTTATATTCTTTTACAGCGAGTGCTGAGGCTGGACTACAAATCATAGAACAAATATTACCGTTCTTTCAACCTGACTTTACTGTGACTGTAAATGCGATACCTGAGTTAAATATAAAAAGAGATATACCTATTGTTTTAAATAGTGTAACTTATGAAGATACATATAATGGTGACTTTTCACAAAGAAGAGCAGTAATATATACACTAGGATTTACTGCAAAGACTTATCTATTTGGCCCTGCGTCAACTCAAAAAGTTATCAAACAAACTCAATCAGATGTTTATACAGATACAGATACAACTAATAAAGCGAGAGAAGAAAGAATTATTGTAGTTCCAAACCCTACATCAGCTGACGCAGATGATGATTTTGGATTTACAACAACAATACAAAACTTTACAGATGGTAAAAAGTATAGTACAACTACTGATTCAGACGAATAAATAGAGATATGGTAGATAAAATTAAAAGAAATATAGTAGAAGATAGTGCTGTCACACAACCAAAGATAGCGTCAGGAGCAGTTGATAATACTGTTTTAAATAAAACTGCTATAACAGGTCTCACAGAATTATCGGAACAAGCGGCTTCAGATGATGTATTACTAATATATGATGCTAGTGCAGATGCTCTTAAAAAAGTAACAAGAGCTAGAACAACAACATTAGCAAGTCCAGTATATTCAAGTGTAACACCAACTACTACATCTACAACAACAGGAACGGTATCATTTACAATTACAGGCACAGGTTTTACTGCTGGTGCAAATGCTAGATTAATTGGTAATGGTGGTCAAAGAAGAAATTTTAATACTGTTACAAGAAATAGTGCAACTCAACTAACTGCAGTTTTTGATGCAACTTTATTTAGTGCATCAGAAACACCTTATGATATTCAAGTTATTAACGGTGAAGGATTAAGTGTTATAGGTGCCAATCAAATAGAATTTAATCAAGTTCCAGTATTTGTAACTGGTTCAGGTTCTTTAGGATCAGTAGGAAATTTAAGTAGAACAGGAGTTAGATTTGTTATAAATGCAAATGATCCTGATTCTGCTGGTAATGTTACATATGAATTACAATCTGGTAGTTTACCAGCAGGTTTATCATTATCAAGTGAAGGTAGTGAAGGTGGAATCGGAGTTATTTCTGGTAATGCAACAGCTGTTGGTTCTGACACAACATCAAATTTTGTTATTAGAGCTGTTGATCCTGCTTCAAATACAACAAGTAGATCATTTTCAATCACTGTATTAGCTCCAGCAACAACATCATTTACTTCATCAGGTACTTTTGCAGTGCCAACTGGAGTTACAGCAGCAGATGTATTAGTTGTTGCCGGAGGTGGTGGTGGTGCTCTAGGTGCTACTGGACCAGGAGGCGGCGGCGGAGGCGGCGGAGGTGGA